CCTTAATAGGGCATCTCTGGTTGGAGCATAAAAGGCGTTACAGAGTCTTGCTCTCTCTGTATCGTCAGTTAGGGAAGTGATTGGATCGTCACCAAGCTTGCGTAATGCGTTTGAACAAATGGAAACCTCTGTTGCCATATCTCTTCTCCTGAATGTGGTGAGGACAACCCATTATAGGAAGCCCTCATTTTTTCTTACTTTAGTCTAGTACGTAAACTACGTAACCAGAAGCTGTGTCAGCATCAGCAATAGCTGTATCTTCACTTGTTAAGCGAATAGATACGCCACCTTGCGATGTGAACGTCTTAGTTCCTGCAGTTAATGCAGAACCCATAGCAACTTCACCAGTAGTATCAACGTCAATACCGTTGTCAATACCATCTGAATCTGCAGCTACAGCAGCACCGTCAAGATCTGTGTAAGCATCCCAACCAATGTCCATAGTAGCACTAGCAGTAGTCCAGTTGTGATCTACGCGACACATTGCACCTAGAACACGAACAGTACCAGCAGGTAAACGTACAACTTCCGTAGAAGATGTAGCATCACCAGCGCCAGACTGAGTGTGATCGAAGTAAGCAATTCTCAAGCGACCATGAATGTCAGCTGTATCTTCTCTTACAGAAGGTGAAGCGTCAAATCCAGTTACTTGAGTACCTTTTTGTGTAGTAATAGCCATTTATATTCTCCTATTATTCAGTACACGCAATCTCTACTACTTTCTCGTCTTCAACACGAGTAGCACCGATTGTCATTGATAAAAATACTTGAGTAGCATAGTTCTTGTCATCACGCTCGCTGATGCGAGTTTGAATCTCTGAACCCATTGCTAGACCAAGACCTGATTTACAGTACACAGTAACCTGACGGTTGCCATCTGTATCTGTGCCAACACGCTCTGAACGTACAAACTTAAAGCCTAAGAAAGAATCTAATTGACCTTGTGCCAACGCTTTAACAGTGTTGTAGTCAGAAGATTTAACTTCAGTAGAGTTAAGTAAGTCTGTAACTTGCTTCGCAGTAAGAATACAGAAACGCTCTTCTTCAGCATCTACGTCAGAACCATCAATGATTTCTTTAGCTTCTAAAAGCTTAGTAACAGTTAGACCTGCTGAACCATGAACGATCTTCTGTGCAGAAGGAAGTGCGATAGTAGTACCACCAGCAACGCCACCATAAGCATTACCAACTGCAGCTTCAATAATTGCAGTATCCATAGCACGACCCATTGCATTAGCACCAGCCATTGCATACTCGCTCTGTGGAGTGATTAACATACGAACCTTATCTTCCTGGTCGATTAAATCTGCCCAGTCGTAGTCATCCATTGAAACTCTACGTCTTGAATGTGGAGTATCCATACGTGGAGTATCTGAGTGACGTGAAGTACGCTTTTGCGCTGAAACTGCACCAATTCTTTCGAAGAAGTGATTCTTACCTGTTACCGATTCGTAACGAACCGTATCGCGTAATCGTGAACCTTTTTGTTGTGCAAGGTGCAACACATTACTTTTATACTGCTCGATAAAAGCAGTTGTGATTTCAGTGGACATAATGCCCTCCTTTTATTATTAAACAAAAAAACGGTCATTATCCTTTCGGGTGTCCTGTCTATCACGCTGACTAAACGGGTTTAAGAACCACCTTTAACCTATCGTTATCCATAAGGGCGATGTACGGTTGGTGCGAATTTTACCTCGCTTGATTATTATCTTACCACTAATTATAGGCTTTATCAAATAATTGTCGCATTTCTTCTTGAGCGTCTTGATGTTTAGGACTTGTTGCATCCCAGTAAGCGTTAGACTTATCTCCGTTAATCTGCTCAATACGCATCTTAGCATCTAGTGGACTCATTACTAGAGAGTTGTTAGCAGTACCTTGTGCTGAATCCTCCGTAATATCTTTACCAGCATTAGCAAGTAGTCTAATCAAGTCTGGATCATTCCCAAATCTTGGATCAGATAGTTTCTGCTGTAGCTCTGGTGTGCCATACACTCTTAATGCCCTCTGTGCTGCTGATAAACTTTTATCATAATTAGCACCAAATTCTTCTCTTAGGACTTCTTCTGTCTGAACACCTGTTGCATCACCTGCAACTTGCTCTTGATTCATTTGATAATCAACAGAACCTTTTTGCCATTCGACTAGTCCTTGCATTTGTTTAGGTGATAACCCTAGATCATGTCCTGTTTGTTTAAATGAGTTCATCATTTCCTCTGGATAGTATTGTTCATATCCTTGAGGCACTTCAACTTCGTAACCATCTGCTGATTCAGGTCTACCAAGTTTTGCATATAACTCGTTCATCTCTTCATCATTCTTAGGGATAGGGATTCTACTGCCCATCATCTTTTGCTGATGAATAAGTGTTTTTGCTGCAGACTCGACATCATTAATACTTGAAAGCGTTGGATCTGCTCTCAATTCCTCTGATAACCCCGATCTCCAATCTTGGTTACCACTCTCAACAGGTGCTACTACTTCTGCATTATCCGTTGTTTCCGTGACCATTTCTTCACTCATAACTTTATTCCTCTTCTTTTATATTACACATATTTAAAATACGAAGGTAGACAGCTCTTTCACCCTCTCGCCTCGCGGTTTCATACGAGTCACCTTTTACATAGGATTCTCGTAGTTGATATGCCCTGCGAAGGTCATCTAGGACTTTACCCCCAGATATAGACCCAAAACAGTCAGCATAATCTCTTTTGATTTTAGCAATAGCTCTAGGCATTATTGCATTGCCTCTACCATTTGAGCCATACCAGCTTCACTAGCTTCAACATTCTCAGATGTAAGCTGTTGTGCTACTGGTGCTACTGTGGCTGCAAGGTCTGCACCTTGTTGTGCTTGTTGCATAGCCATAGCTTCTTGTTGTTGTTGCATCTCAGCTTTACGCTTCTCTTCAATTACTGCTGGATCACGCATGATGTTCTTAGGAACACCTAGTAATTCAGCTCTTGATCTAATTGCAGCGTCATGGTCAATGTTATCCATAACCTCTGGAGCGATTTGTGCAAGATTAGCAGCCATCTCATATAGTCTTTCTACTGCTGTAGCCTCTTCCATTCTCTGAGAACGGGCTAGAGGACCAACGTATTCAATATCAATATCAATACCATCTAACGATCCTGGTGCAGGTGCAAACATTTCATTACGTTGCATGATAGCGAAACATCTTTCGATAAGCGGATTCAAGAACTCTGTCTGGAATCTACCAAGTGTAGGACCTAATAGACGTTGCATTAATTCATAACGAACCTGAACCTCTGTAGCTGTCATTTGTGGACCACTCTGTAACTCTAACTGATCTGAATAGAATGCTTGTTTAATAGCACCACGTAATTCAGTCTCTTTCATATCGGATACATCAAATCTTGCACCAGTATTAAGAGGTTTGATTGCGCCATCTCTACGAACAACAGTAATACCTGCTGGTGTAGTCTTAACTCTACCGATTACACCGTCATCTTCTACTAGAAGTGGTGGATCAATAGCTTTAGCCCATGCTTTAAGACCTAACTCTACTGCTTTATTCAGAGTTTTGATGTCTGGTAGAGCGTTGTAAGCAGGTGAACGACCGTATTCTTCGCCAGAAGCCTTAGACCATCTAGTTACAAGGTATGGCATTTCGTTATAACCACCTTCTTGTACTACGTTCTTATCTTCTTTACCTATATGAATACTTATAAAAGGTAGTTTAGATTGTTTCTTGCTTTTATACTCTTCTGAAGGCATTACACAATGAATGAATGTAAACTTCTTGTCAGGGTTATTCTCAAATGCTTCTTGCACTTTAGGACCTACTGCATCACCCCACTTCTGTTTGGCTTGTCTAGCAGTGTATTCAAACTTCCTATATAAGGTATCAATCTTGCCTTGATGATTCTCTGAGATGAAATACTCTGAGATATGAAGTGTTCTGAAGTTAAAACCGTTCTCAGCTTCTTCTGTTTCAATACAAGATGTACCAATAGAACAAATATCAAGATAGAACTCATGAACCTCTGTATTGAAGTTAGATGAATTGAATGCTTTGTACATTCTATTACGACAGTCCTCTAACCACACCTGTACTTCTCTACTCTGGTTAAGACTCTCGTCTCTTACACGTAAGTGAAACCATGGCAGTGATGCTGATGTTAAAGTTCCTTGTAATGATGCAGCTAATAATGTGTTCGCATGAATTGCTGACGAATCATATAGCTTCTCGGTACGTTTAGAACCTTTAGCATACTGAACTGTAACCTCTGCTTTACGAGGCATTACATAGTCAAGAATCTCTTGCCAATGAATTTCCCATGTCTGCTTGCCTGACTCTAATCTCTCTAGTCTTTTTAATATTTGTTCGACCATCTCTACACCGCCTTTTTACCTGAGCCAAGTAAAGAACGTGTTTTGACATCTGCTTCGTCTTGAACACCTTCTCCACCTGTTAATAACAGTGAATATCTGCCTGATTGCTTTTTAGCTAATAACTTGCCTTTTTCTTCAGCTAGTGACTTTTCACCCTCTGCCTTTTCTTTCTCACGAGCCTTTGACTCTGCATTGTAATCTACAGGTGCTGGTGGCACGTAAGGTGTTGATTTCTTTCCCATTTTAGTCTCCTAACCATTTACATTCGCGGTCAAGCATACCATATATGTTGGCATCCTTCCCATTTTCTGA